ATTTATTCTCCTTTTTTTCCCAATATTCGTTTTCAGCTTCTATATCATCTCTCCAATCTGGACTTTCTGTATCCCAATATTCGTGATCCTCATAAGAAACAATAAAATCACGACCTTTAATTTCTCTTGATGTTCCTTTATATGCAAACTCTGATTTAATAAAAGGTATTACTCCTTTTAAATCACCACTATAACAAATAGACATACATCCAGTAGAATCAAAAACATGACCAATTGGTGGGGCAAAATCAAAATCCCATTCTCCACCAAATTTGCTATACGTAAAACTAACTCTATGTTTGTCACAAATATCCTCAAGTTTTTCTATAGTTTTCATTATTTTATTTCACTCTCCTTCCAGGTATTGCCTTTTGCGATACTCTTTTGACCGGCCTTCCCTATGAGCAAATATTGCTTGCCCTCTTCCGGTTTATTTTCTTTTAAAACTTCCCAATCAAAACCATTGTCAGTCATCTTTATAACTTTACCGGTTTTTTCAGATTCAATTCTGACAGTCACAAACTTGCCATACTTTTCAGCAAGCCAGGTATTCAACTCATCAACGTTATCAAGATGCTCTTTATGAGATAAGCTGCCGTCTAAATTTACCTTATGAACTATCATTTTTTTCTCCCAAAGTTGGGGGGAATTTCTCCCCCATTTTATGATATTAAAATTTCGTCTGTTTTTTGAATAATTCTAAAACTCGCAATAGTATTAGCAATAATTTGATTTTGTTCTTGAGACAAAGAATGTATCCCTCTGTCTTTAATATCCATTGTGTCTAAATAATTTCTTCTAAATTCAGCAAATTTACACAATTCTATTTGTAAATCTCCAATATCATCAAAAACTCTGTAGACAGATTTAGTAGTTGATAATTCTAATTTATCATCTTCTCTTTTTACCAACTTTAGACCTAAATTATTTGCCTGGCCTTCTGCACAATACTCATAAACACTTAATTCCTTTTCCATTTTCTAACTCCTAATAACCTTTTGTTTAACTAACGTACTACTAATATAGTGTCGTATTTCTAAATTACAAGAGTATATTAGTACTACGATGCAACTTTTTTAGGACAGTAGTATGACTAAGTATAAGCAGCAACATATTTATCTCAATGAAAACATTGTTTTAGAGCTAAAAGTTATTGCAAAAGAAGAACGTCAATCTATAAGCAGAATATGCGAAAATGCTATAATAGATTTAATAAAAAGACGTAAAAATAAAAAAACTAGAATTGAGGAAATAGCTGATTTAGCCAGAGGTCAAAATGGCTAATAGAAATAAAAGAAGAGGCTATGAACTTGAAAAAGAGGTGCAAGATTTTTTTCGTGAAAATGGTGTACCGGCCAAAAGAGTTTTTGGATCTGGAGCCTTTAAGGCAGCAAGTCCAGATCTAGAAGGTGACGTCAGAATTTTAAACTATCTTGTTGAATGTAAACGCCGGAAGGATGGATTCAAAAATTTGTATGCCTGGCTAGCACATGATAACGCAGATTTTTTGTGTCTGAGGTCAGACCGAAACCCCAGGCTTTGGGTATTAAGAGAGCCGCAATTACTCAAATTTTTAAAAAAGGAGATTGAAGAAGATGAGTGAACAAGAAGAAGAAATCTTTGCAAGTAGTTCTGACTCTAGTCAGTATATTAGTTGGAAAGCTAGAGATAAAAAATGGAAATCAAATAGCAATGAAATTACTGCTAAAGAAATTGCTTTAGATTTTTCTACCTTAAAAACTGGATGGGGCATTTGGCCAGAAGGTCAAGCCATCACTTGGACATTTGGCAGCAAGCCATCTCAATTGCCTCAAAAACCTTCTGATCAACATAAGCAAGGATTTTACATTGAGGCTTATATTGAAGAAGATAAAAAGATGACCAAAAAAGTTTGGTCTAGTTTAGCATTTGGTGAACGTGAAACAATACGCCTTATGCATAAACAAGTCATAGGAACTATCAAAGACAATAAAGGTAAGATTGCCGTCTACACAATCGATGGTGCCAATGAAACTTTGAAAATTGGAAAAGGTGATACGTGTACGGCTAAATGTACTTTTAAAGGTTGGTCAGCAAAACCGGCTGAAGAGGAAGAAGATTCATCTGACGATACACCAATTTTTGACATTGATTGATGATCGAAAAATACGCCAAAGAAATAGCAATTAAAATTCTGGGTGAGCCAAATAAAAAACTGTCTCGCCCAGATGAATTGCGCTATGGGTCTTTTGGATCTTTATCGATAGATCTAAAAAAAGGCGTAGTATTCGACCATGAAGAAAATATAGGCTATGGCCTTGTCGATCTTATTAAGAAACATGGCCATGATCCTAAAAAATTTTTGGATGATATGGGTATCAATGACAAAAAGCCGGAAATATCTAAATCTTATGAGTATTATAATGCGGATGGCGAACTAGTCTATGATGTTGTACGCCTAGAGCCTAAATCCTTTCGCCAGAGGCGCAAAACGGCTTCCGGAATGGTATACGGCCTAAACGGCATAACACCCCTTCCCTATAACTTAAAATCGCTCTTATTGGATATTGATATGGTCTTTATTTGTGAAGGTGAAAAAGACTGTGATCGATTAAAAGAAATGGGATTAGTTGCAAGCTGCAATAGTGGCGGCGCCGGTAATTGGCAAAGCTGCATCAATCAATATTTTAAAGGTAAAGAAATAGTTATTTTGCCAGATAATGATGAACCAGGAAAAAAACACGCCAAGCTAGTTTCCGAAAATTTACAAGACATAGCTGCGTCTGTTAAGATTTTACATTTACCGGTAAAAGAAAAAGGTGATGTTTCAGACTGGATTAATGCCGGTGGCACATCTGGTGAATTAATAAAATTAGCGAAAGACGCAGAAACAAATGAACCAACGCAGCCTTTTCAATCTTTTAAACCCATTGATCCTTTAACATTACCAACAAGAGATTTTATTTATGGTAAATGGATACGTAAATTTTGCAGCTTAACTATTGGCCAGGGCGGACTAGGTAAAAGTACACTTGTGCAAACAGAGGCTATTGCAATTGCTACCGGAAGAGATCTTTTAGGTATTCAGCCAAAATCTAGAGCAAAAGTTTGCTATTTAAATGCTGAAGATCCTTTAGAAGAAACTTTGAGAAAATGCATAGCTATTTGCCAGGCGTTTGATATTCCCCAGGAAGAACTAGAAGGATATTTGTTTTTATCATCTGGTAGAGATGAAGACCTAACACTTGCATCCGGCATAAATGGAGAAATTCAAGAGGCAAATTTTCAAAGAATTCATAAGTTTTGTGCAGACAATAAAATTGACGTTTTAATTTTAGATCCGCTCGTTAATCTTATTGATAACTCCCCAGAGACAAATGAAGTTTTAGCCGGCGTTATCAAGCGGTTATCAAGATTAGCTGATCAAGATAATGGGATGTGTATCGAAATTGTCCACCATACACGCAAAACAAACAACATGGACGTCACTATCGAAAGTTCCAGGGGTGGTAGTAGCCTCGTAAATGGAGTCCGCTATGGACGCTTTTTAGTGCCAATGGACGCAGATACTGGCGTTAAAAGTGGCGTAGACAATCATCTTAATTTTTTTCGCGTTGAAGATGGAAAGAATAATTTGACGCCGCCTGATAAAGCTAGGTGGTTTGAGAAATCGGCTGAACAATTAGCTAACAGTGATTTTGTTGCCGTAGTGAAACCTTGGAAATATCCTGACGCTTTTGATGGCATTACAAAAGAAATGGCGCGTAAAGTTCAAATACTATTAGATCAGGCTGATCCCCCTATGAGAGAGAATTTAAGAGCCAGTGAGTGGGGTGGAAAGATAGTCGCGGATGTTTGTGACCTGGACGTAAATAATAAGACTCACAAGTCAAAAATTTCAACAATCATTAAAACTTGGGTTGAAACAGATGTTTTACAAATTGTTGAAGAATACGATTCAAAACATTCAAGAAATGTGAAATGTTTAAGATCAGGAGCAAATAACCTATGAGCAAAAAACTAGAAGAAGAATTTGGATTAAAGCCAATCAAACCACATAAATATTTTACTGGAAATCAATGGACAAAAAGATCTTTTATGGAATGGAAAGAAAATGAAAATAAAAAAGCCAAATCCAGTCGCAAGAGCGATGTTAAAAAATCGTCAGTTCAAGCAGCAAACAATTCCCAACAAGAAAAAAAAGATTGATAGATTAAATAACAGTCAATTAATAAAAAAGGCGCCGCTAAAAATTAATGTGTAAAAAACGGCGCCAGGGAGAAAAGGAGAAATGGAGGATCTCCTACATGAGATGTTATTGTATACGGCATCAGGCAATGCCGGTTTGTGGATGGCGGCAATAAATGTCTATACAAAAATCACCACCAGTTGACCCACGTTTGATTATTAGTCAGTAAGTGACCAACAGTCCGCAAACAAGATAAGCGTATTTTAGCTAATTAAACTTGTATAGGTGTACGTAAGTAATCTATTAGGTGTCCATCTTATCTTCAGTTCCAGGTATGATCTGACAAAATGGTTTTGCCTGGTAGACTCTTGGGTCATTTAAGGCAACTTTTGCTTTAGAAATTGACCATTCAAAACAAGACTCTTTTGTATCTAGAGTTTTCTCACCAGTAATAACCATGCAGCTTTGTGCATAAGGCGCGCTGCATAATAATATGATAGGTAACCACATTACTGAACGCCCTGGTTCATAACACCTTCTACACCGGCGGACGGCGCACCTACTGAACCGGCAACCATGTATTTAGCTATGCTATCAATTTCTCTACCATCGACCATACTATTAAATTTTCCATTTAATAGTCTCTGTGCGACTTCTGGTCTTCGTTCAGTTAAAAATTGTGCAATTAATTTAAATTGACTATCAGACATACCATATTTACGTCCAAAAAGTGCTTTGATGCCTTTAGCTACTAAATCAATTCCTAAACCGGCAGCATCACCATACTGCATTCTTTGTGCGCCACCTCTTATTTCATCTACGGCAGTATTTAAAGCAGCTACATTGCCGGTATCTTTAGCCGTAATACTGTTAGAAACTAATCGAGAATTTGCAGCTAATGCGCCTTCGCTTTGTGTTAATCTTTTTAATAATTGATTAAACCTATTTGGTGGGTATAAGGTTTCTAATAATTTATATTCTTTTGTTGATGGGTCAGCTAATTTTTCAATAAATGATTTTCTAGTAGCACTGGCTAATTTTTTATTAAGTTCATTTTGTAACCCAAATTGATAATATTGTTTTACTAAATTAACAGAATTTTTATCGTATTTCTCTGCACTTTTAACCGCTTGCAAATAATCATCGATAAATTTATCAAAGTTTTGTTTACCAAAAATACCTTTAGTACTATCAAAACCTTCTTTAGCTAAGTTTGTAATATAAGCTGAATCTCTTGCAATTTTTAAATTTGGTGATTGTTTATTAATTTTTCCTTTAAGTTCTTTTTCTAAATCTTTAAATCCAGTTTGTATTTCAGTCCTACCTTTTCCTAAAGCCGGCTCCGCCTCATCTCTTAAAACCTTTCTAATTGTTTCGGCCTCTTTTAATGTAGGATTTCTAGTATATGATATTTCACCAGTTTTAGATATTTGAATTAATGGCGTCTTATTTTTAGTAGCAAGTTTGACGGCCTCATTAAGATTACTAGCTAATCTGTTAACTAAATCTACTGACATTGTCATGCTAGCAGTAACCCCTTTATTCGCTTTTGGATTGCCTTTGTAGGCCTTTTCGTATGCTTTATTAATGTAATTAGTAATATCATCATTAAGCATTCTTACTGTAGTTTCCATATTATCAGGCGTAACAACTCCGGTAGGCGCAATACCTAAATCATCATTTGTTTTAAACGCATCATAGTTAGGCATGTTTGCTAAATCGCTTTTTGTCTGTGCGTCTAAATTTTCAGTTGTTTGCTTAACTCTATCAGCGGTTGATTTTGTTAATATTGTCCTGGCACCTGGTGAACGTATAGCAATCATTGCTGCTAGGTCACGCATTGCGTCAGACATTTCTATTATTGGTACTTTATTTTCTACAACATCCATTAAAAATTGGTCTGGCGTTTTTGGTGGGGTAGATTGCGCTGCGTAATACTCTATTTCTTTAATTGCTTTTTCACCTAATTTTTCAAGATCATTTCTTTTAAACCAGTTTTTAAGTTTGCCAAGTAGACTCATCCCTTTACCAATTACTGCCCCACCGGCTGAACCACCTAGACCCAGAATAGCACCTAGTTGCGCGCCAAATTTTCCGCCTTCTGTTCTCTGACCAGGTTCAGACCTTCCGGCTCCTTCAATTCCACCAATAACGGCACCTTCTCCAGATAGAGTAGCTGCACCAGTTAGCCATCTGTAAAATGCCGGTGCGGATTTTACTCCGCTCATAACTGTTTTAAATAAAGCAGTACCTGGAATCATAACTGCCGGATTAGTCATAGTTCCGGCTGCTTGACCGCCCATGTATTCCACTGGAAATCTGTCTTTAAGACCTTGATGTTGTGTCTGTAATTTATTTAATTCATCTTTATATTTTTGAGTATTGGAACTACCGGCCTTAATTCTTGCTTGCAGTTCTTGAGGCCAACCCAAGAAAAAACCATCAACATACCCCATAATAGACGCATTTGCCCCAGTATTTTTTCCATAAAGTTCAATAAGACTTTCTACATCGTCTAATGGTATTTGTACACGCATTTTGCTCATAATGTTGACCTATTGTTGTTGTATTAAAAATTGCTCGAATTCTGCCTCATTGCCGGCTAATACTTGTTGCTTGTAAACTTGTGTCATAATCAAAAATTTTGCATTACGATCTAATGTTTGCCACGTTGTTAACATATTAGAATTAGAATCTTTTAACCATTGCTCAAATCCATCGTAATTTACTTGATCCGGTGAAAAAGGCGCGTCTTGATTTGCATCCATTACTTCTTGAAGATTAGGTTCAAAACCTTCAACAAGGTCGGATAAATCTGTATATTGTTCTTCATTTAATCCATATTTTTGTACAAAATTATCTGGATTTAAGCCGTATGCCTCTGCCTTTTTTAGATAATGATCATAGACAGATTGATATGCTATTTTAGACTCATCATAAGTTTGCTTTGCAGAATTCACTAATGCCATTCTTTGTTTTGGCGTTAAATTAACCTCGCCAACTAATAATGAATTATAAAGACTTCTAATTCTTTCTGGTACACTACCAATGTTTCTAGCTAATGCAAGTTCGCCAGGATTAACTGTACTATCTGGATCTAGCATTTTCATAAAAGTATAAACTAAAGCAACGTCACCAGTCTGACTTGGTTTTCTAGCATTTGTTAAAATGGTTCCAAGATAATCTGCCCTTTTTATAAAATTATCTACCATTTCATTTTTATCAAATTTGTCAGCTAATTTAATTTCAGTGTCCATAATTAGCTTTTTTTCGTCATTAGCCATTTTAACAACATCTGAAAATTTTAAATGTTGTGCAGAATTGGCTAACATATTTTTTAAACTTCCTTCTGGAAGATTAGCAACATATTGCATTGCAGCGTTTTTATCTACTTGCAATAATCGTTTCGCCTCTCTATCTTTTCTATTTTGCATAATAGACATAGCCATATTTTGATCTGGTCTTAATCGCATACTGTTTGCCCAAAGACGCAAATCGTCTGAAAAATCTGGGTCTGTCATTAAATCTCTAATTTTTCCAATAAAATTTTTATTTTTAGGCTGCACATTTGTTTGTCCAGTTTCACCCAGATTGTTTTGTTGGTTTGTGTAATATTTATAAATATCATTAGCCAAATTCATTCGGTCTCTAGTCGTAGTACCAAATTCATTATAACCCATACTTGGGTCATTTGGGTCTACAAGCCAACCGGCTGATCTTTCAAAACGCTTGTCAAATAAACGTGCAATTGACATGGGGTCATTTTGATTCATTATTCTTTCAAAATATTTGGCTGCAATAGGATCTTTATATGGACTGTCAGGATTACCTTGTTCAAAAATATATCTTATTTGTTGATCCACTAAACTCATTTCTGGATTAGCCTCTTGGTATTTTCTAAAATTATCTAATCGATCATTTCTTAGCTGCAACAAACCAAATGCATTTTCATTTTGATTTACAATTTCAGGATTGAAACTACTTTCTATACCTATATTCCCCATAATGCCGGCTGACTGTATGGGATTATTATTTGTAGACGCCATTAAACTAGACCAAATTTGATCGGTCATGGGAGATGGGTTAAAAGATCTATAAGGTTGATAAGTAGACACGTTTTCGCTCCATGCGTTTATTGTTAAGGCTAAGTAAAGACATAGCCATTGGGTTAACTTGGCAACAAGGTAAAGAATGAGTTCTTTCCTGACACAAATGGACTTGCTAACAAATCAAAAAGTCCTGGTTGTTTGCTAACAGTCTGCGTTGTTGCTTGTGGCATTCCGCTAATTAATTGACTAAAGAACCCTAAATTTGTTGAAGGTTGATTTAAGTAATTCATAAATTGTTGATTAGCAGCATCTATCAGCTTTTGGTTCATGCCTTGCTCTATCAAGCCACGCTGATAAGCCTTTTCATCAGCCGCTTGACCTAGTCCATAGGCTGACAGACCTAGATTAGCTAAATTGCCGGCACCGGCCATATTTTGCTGCATAGCAGCTAAGTTTGAATTGTTCATAGTGTTAAACTGATTGACGGCTTGTCCAAATGCCTGGTTATTAAGATTTGCAGACATATCCCCTGCCGCTTTCATATACCTTTCATTAGTAAGAGCATCACTAATGCCATGTCGGCTGCCACCATAGGCCGATGCATTTGTGGCAGCTAGCTGACCGGCATTGATAGCATTTTGCCTGGCGTCTGACATAGTTGCCATAGTATTATCTATGACGTTCTGTGTGTATGGGTTCATAAAAGGACTAAGGTTAGCCTGGTTGAATTGCATAGGCTGATATGCCATTGCATTTCGATATGCTCCGGCTGCATCTTGCATTCCTTGAGTCGCAGTTTGATATACGTTATTTCCGGCTCCGGCCATATTAATCTCCTCTATTTACCAAATTCTGGACTATTATAATAATCCCTTTCAGCTTGCGTCATTTCTGGGTAATCGTAGCCACCGCTGATATAATCAACAAAATCACTTACTGGATTGTAAGCAAAATCTAATGTTGTTGGTTGGTTGCTATTCCCAAATAACATACCACCATCAAACATATCTGGCGCATTTGGGTCATGTTTAGGCGCACCCCAGTTGTCATCATTGTTATTCATAGCGGCTGACATAACACCGCCACCAGTGGCGCCCATTGTACCACCAGTATTCATTGGCATATTGGTATTCATTGGCATATTGGTAGCCGCATTCATTCCAAATGGATCTTCTTGCAGATTTTTAATTTGATTAAATAAATCTGGATAGTTTTGTTCTGCCCTTGCCATTTCATCTTGAAACATTGGATAGCTGCTATAAGCCATAACCCCATTATAATTTTGAGCCTCTGGCAATGAACTTGTCATTTGAGACAAGCCTAGTGCATCTCTGCTTAAATTAAGGCCTTCATCACCGGCCATCATGCCACCAGTTTTAGCTGCCAATGTTGCACCTTGCAAAGGCATGTATGCCCTAGCGCTTTTCCTGGCTAGATTAATAGCATCTGCAATTCCTTGTTCCATTTCTGGTGTAAAATTTGTTGTTGTAGTGTCGCTACCGCCTTTGCCACCGGCCATATTAGATCTCCTTTACTATTGTTTTATGTAGCGGCTTAAAGCCCTTAAATACTCTTGCCCAACCATTTCGTCCTGATATGGTTATCTTTTTGCATCCCATCATTTTACCAAACGCCTCAACGCTATCATGCATATCTTTAAGCGTTTTAAGATTACCGCCGCCCAGAAAGATATTGAGACATTTGATTTTAGGATAAGTGATAATTTCTGTAACCAGGCAAGCATCTTCGGCCGGCCAGAATTGCATTTTGTTTTGTCTGACGCCTCTGACAATATCCTTAAAATCATGTGTACCGCCACTGTATTCCAATGCTCCTTCTATATATTCTCTACATCTTTCTAATTCATTCATATCGCCGTTGCTGAAAGCACCCCTGAGTTATCGACTGTCAAACTATATCTTGTTCCATTTGGACTTGATAAAATTAATCTTTCGTTTGACACAATTTCTAAATCTTGTTGCTTTTTTCTATTTAAAGCATCCTGACTTTCTAATTCTCTATTACGCTCTATCTCAAAAATTGTGTCATAATTTTCTGGCGGTGGTTGTAAAATCATCTTTTCCCACCTTGTTTAGCATCAAGTCTAATTGTTCCTACTCTCCAGTCAGTACTATTAACTGGGTTATCTACAATTCTCATTTTAGCTTGTCTTCCAGTAAATCTGACATCTGTCGGATTAGAAAAACTGACAATACCATGATCAGTTTCTGAACCATTAGGATAAAGCTTAGTTTTAAATCTTCCGGTAACTGATCCTTGCGTTTTCTCGTCCGGAATGATTTGATTTACGTGCATAAGCTGATCACCATTTCCTATTTGAAAAGGCGCAGTTTCAGCAAATGGGATTATGCCATTTCTGTCAAAGCCAACTTCATGCTCCACAATTTGATGCGGTAAGATAGAAAATGTACCTTTGTTTTGAGTTTCAAGTAATTCTGATGTATTAGCCCCATTTGTATGATTGCCATTACTTGAAGTGTGAAAAGTAAGCCATCCTCTTCCTGGTCTTAGCGTGTCTAATCTGCCTTGTGGTGTAACTTTTATAAATTTTGTAAATGACCCAGAACTACCAATTTGTATTCTGCCACTTAAACTTTCTGTGATAACACCAGTATTTATATCGTCAAACGAACCACCCAAACTAAATTCAAACTGTGCTATTGATCCTGTACTTGTTGAACTAAAATTAATCTGCGTAATTTTTGTCCATTGGTAATTATCAAGTCTTGTAGTTGTATTAATTGGGGGAACCATTTGAAAGGACGCAGTTTGCGCTGCACCATTTTCATCTAAGCCTACAAGCTGAATTGTTACTGTTACGGCAGATCCAGATGGATAACGATAGAAAAAATATTCTGCGCTAGGCAGTGTAAAAGTTTCGTATAAAGTACCAGAACCTGAATATTGGACTAACTCACCATAATTATTTATTCCAGTATTTATGCTACTTGTTGTGTCTAAAAAATTAATTGGCGGTGCATTTGCTGAAATTGAAGGATTTGCGAAAATCGTTGTATTAATTCTATTTCTTTGCCTAATAAGATTTCCTACATCCGCACACGTTAAATCCTTTGCAGGACTTGAAGATGTTGTTGGCGTTTGTCCATTGAACTCAACTTCAATAAATAGACTTTGACCCTCTCTAATAGCCAACGTATAACTACTATCATTTAATTTACTAGTAGCTTTTATAGGATATTCAAAAACACCACGATCTACACCTGATGTTCTTCCAATAAGTCCAAAATACCAAGTATTATCTTTATAATTCCATGTAACGTATTCAGTGTTTTCATTACTATTAAGACCAGGAAAATACCAAGTAACTTCGTCAAATTTACTATTGGCAATAGCCGCAATTTTAGATTTTTGAGTAGTGGTAAGCCGCTCTGTTAGGTAATCTTGTATTTCACAAGTTAACTCAATAACGCGCCCCCCTGAGTATATAAAAAACCCATTGTCTCCCCACCAAACAACGCCTTTATCAATAACAGTTGAGGCTAATGCTCCATAAACACCACAATTCTCACCTACTCTTTGAATTGAATGCACGAAAGGCAAACCAATAAATCTTGTGGCATGGGCATCTGTGTCAGTTAATATTAAAATACCGCCTCTTATTTTTTGACTTACAACGTAAGATCCGCTTGTTTGCAAATCTAAGTTTCCGGCCTGGTTTGTTGCAGTAGAAACCCAGGTTGAATAATCTTCTTGATCGCTCCATTTAACCTGACGGCTAGTAAAGCAAAATAAAAAGCGTTCATCAGACACAATGCAGCCAGTATTATCTGGATTATAAGGAGATGCACTTACGCCAGTAATTTCTTGAGCGACTTGACCAGTATTTAAAGGCCAGTAATATACTCTCCCATCATCTCTGCTACAGAAAATAAGTTGCTCTCCAAAAGTAGAAAAGTGAACTACAGTTGCCGGTAACAAAGTAGAACTGGTAGACAAAGGGGGTGCCGAATATAATCCGACATTGTAAAAGGAACTTCCGTAACCGGTCATTCCGGCACTGCTTTCTCTTCCGGCCGTAAAACCAGTTGGTGTAATGTCGTAAAGATCCCCAGATGGAAATAATACAAAAACATTTTTATAATTAGCAAATGCTAAATAACGACTGCCATTATTGGCCTTCCAAGAAATCATACCTCTGATAGGTGAATTAAATGCTTTTTCTGTTCTTGTTCTCCAACCCCCAATTGGTTTTAGTGTTTTATCATGCCATCGACATAGATTTGAATCATGCCATCTTCCAAAGGCATCTAATTCTGTACCATTTCTAAAAACACCTGGTGGAAATTTAAGAGGTATAAGAGGCATTACTTCATCACCTTGACATGCATCGACCAACGCCCTGCCGTTGTTGTAACTGTATTGCCAACTACACCTGATGCTTTAGACGCAATTTGAAAAGTTCCTAAACCTGGAAAAATTCCTTTGACATTTGTTATGTCGCCACTTTCCACATAAACACTTGGGGAGTGACTGGCATTCGCTACTGTATCAGTTCCATAAATAATTGTTCCGGCTGAATATCCGTGATCTGCTTGTGTACATTTTATTGCCCATTGTATCATAAATGGCGCAGCATTTAATCCATGAGCAAAAGTAAAAGTTCCACCACCGGTTACAGTCATGTCACTTGATGTTGCGCCTTGCCTTGTAGCAGCGATTGCTGAATAAATAGAAGTTGTGTCCACTTGAGCAAAAGTAAATTGACCAGTATTGCTATCATAACTAAGTGAGCCATTTGATGATGAACCACTATTTGAAACTGACAAACTCCCTAATGTCATTCCAGAACCACTATCATCAGTTGCAAATTCTAGGGCAGTTCCACCACTATTCATTTTTAAAATTTGACCTGACGTTCCTAAAGATGATGGTGTGTCGGACATATCTAAAATAGAAGGTGTAAAAAATTCTAATGCCGTTGCACCAGAGTTCATTTTTAGTTGTTGATTTGCAGTTCCTAAAGCAGATGGCGTATCTGTAATTGATGTTGCTACAATAGACGTTGGGATAGATGTATTAATTGTATTTAAATGAGTATCAATGCTTATAATCGCATTGTTTAAAGTGGTACCCCAAATATTTTCCGAACCTCCAGGCGTTGGATATTCTATGCTAAAAAAAGTCGTATTGCCCAATTCTACCTCCTATGCTGCCTTCTTAAAATAAGCATTTTGTCCTGTTTGTTTCCATGCTTTTGAGAATGAAATTTCTGATACGTCTGTCCACGTTAAAGGCGGTTCTTCTGCAACATCTTCCCAAAAATATCTTATCTGACCAGTAATACTTAATTGCGTCTGGTATAATGCCGTTCCAGGTATTACTCTGTAAGCATTAGGCGCAATACTTAATGTTGAGGATAAAGTTGCATTACCGGCAAAAATACAATTGGCATTAGCGGTTTTAGTTGTTTGAGTTAAAGCATTTACGCTTATTAATCTTACTCTTGTTCCAGAAACTGATTTAGTTGTTTGGCTATTAAATTGAGCCGTTGCATAAGCAATAATATTTGCAGCCGGAACAATAGACGTTTGAGAGTTAAGATTTGCAGTAATTAATCTAAATCTTGTTGCATCAAGAACTAATGATGTTTGACTTGCTAAATTAGTTGGTGCTTGCCTTATTCTTGTAGCGTTAGCAGTAAATGTAAAATTGTCAGCAAGTGTAGCATTATCAAGTCTTATTCTTTTAGCCGCAATTGCTAAAGCTACATCACTTGCTAATGATGTTGAAGTTGGCCTTACTCTATTACATGGACTAGATAAAGTTGTTTGGAAAGCTAATGATGATGATGCCGGATGAATTACCCCTGGAGAAAAAGTAGCAGTTGTTTGTATAGTAAAATTAGCAGCCGCAGCAACTAAGTTAGTAGATGCTGAAGTGCTATAAGGCGTCTCACTATAAGTTACAAAACCAAACATTAATTATTTTTTCCTTTAACTAAATGCTTTTACACCTCGAGGTGGTGTCTTTTCTGCTGCAATAGCATCATCAACTTTCTTTTCGTGATAAGCTACTCTTTCATCACCCATTGTCGATTTAATCCACGTCAGTATTTGTTCTTCAGTACAATCTTCCATCTTGGTAAATGAACCACTAGTATTAGGTTTAATTTGTTGAAAGTCATAACGAGTTTTAGTAACACCATCTACAGTATCAGTAACTGTAAAATCAACATGGTCTATTTCATTAGTACCATTTGTTCCTGTAGTTTTATACTCGACTTTTTGTATCTTCCAAACTTTAGCCATTCTTATTCACCTCCTCTTCCATGTGTTTAGTAATGGTTTCTCTTGCTGCTTCTACTTGATCCATCTGAAAACGTAAGGTGTGTTCTTTCTTTGCAAGATCAACCAAATGATTCCAACAAGTTTTTGCTCTTTCAGATAAGTCATTTATTTTATATTGCTTATCTTTAAATGTTATTTCTGTAGGTTGTGTATTCTCTGTCATGTATTCCTCTATTCTGGTTTAGTAGGCCAGTCTGATTCTTCTAAATTAGGCCAGTTCTCATGCGTGGGTAAATCTCGCAAGGCCTGTCTGTAAGTTTGCCATTCGTCTGGCACTGCTTCACCTTTTTCTGCTGATTTTTGAACAATCCAATCTGTACTATCTAAAATAGCATTTCTTCTTCGTCGTTGATAATCTGACATTTCTTGGTCAGCAGTTGGTTGTTCTTCATTCCATTGTTTTACAAACCATTCTTTATCTGCATCTGATAAAGTTTTTTTCTCTGATGATCCTGCAACGAAAGCAGGAAAATTATCCCAATCAATGTCTTCTTTTTTAATTGTCATGGTTTCAATCCTATCCAAGTTATATCGTAGTTCCATCTTGATGAACTGCTTTGTGCAATAAACCTAAAACCTACTTTTCCATAACCCAAACCCAATGTTTGCCATACAAAATTTCTTGAATAAGCAAAAATACTAGGGTTATCATACCAAACTTTACCAGTTCCTGCGAAACTTCTATCAGTATCAATTCCCCAACATGGAAATTCCATCTGAACATTAGTAGAGTAATATCTTGCTTGACTACTATGATATGTACCATTGATGGTTTCACTAAACATAGCCATCCCTGCACCACTAGCAGAACTTGCATTTTGATCCATTCTAATATTTTGCATTATTGCACCTTGGTTATTATTACCATATTGAGCATTTGCACCATGTTGATAAGAACCATAAGTTACACCAGTAAATTCTGGATATAATTCATTCCACCATTGATATTGAAATGCTAGATTTGACATAGCATTATAAGAACTTGTAGTACCAACTAAAGGAAAGATTTTTAAATCACCACCTGAGTAACTTCCATAATTATGAAAAGTAGCATACATATGTATATGCTTATATGTTGTAGCATCAAATACAAAACCATTTGAACCATTTATAAAATCTATACTATTAACATTAGTGCCTGTGTAGTTTCCTATAACTTCCCAAGCTCCACCCCCTGCATCTTGCCATGATGCTGCAGAACTACCACCATTTGAAGTTAGTACCTGACCAGAACCTCCATAAGAATTATTTACAGATATTTTATCAGAAACAACTAAGCTACCACCAACTTCAAAACCATCACTTCTTGTTCTAGCTTTCCAAGAACCATCATAGTAAAGGTAGAGATAGCTATTATCTTGACCATATATAACAGAATCACCTTGATAATTTGTTATCGAAGTAGCAGTACCAGCATTGGTTGCAATATATGAATTACCACTAGTTCCTAAGTATACTGTACCACTAATAGAACTATATTTATTGTATGCATAAATTCCACCTGGGTCTGTATAGAATACACCTGAACCATCATGGTAAAGGTAAACCCTTGCATTATTTGAACCCCAAATTACAGTATCACCAGAGCCACTATATATATATACAGCATTATCGTGATCTCCAGTAATTTGAGCAACACCTTGATTACCTAAATATACAGTGCCATCAGTATTAGTACCAGTGCTTTTTACATAAATTCCATGTGCATGAGTTTCTATTACTTGTGTACCATTATGATAAAGATAAACTGCAGCATTATTATACTGAAAGATTATAGTATCACCAGAACCACTTAATATTTGAAAATAACTATCTTCATCATTTATTATTCTAGCATTTCCATTATTACCTAAATATATAGTAGCATCAGAATAATTAGTTGAACTTCTTACATAAATACCATTAGCGTCTGTATAAAGTGTAGATAAGCTATTATAGTAGAGATATGTTCTACTATTATTTGAACCAAAAATTACATTATCATTAGCAGGATTTAGTATAGCTATATCACTATCACCATCCACATATATCCCTGCATATCCACTGTTACCTATTTTAACAGTATAATCAGCATCATTTTGACCAAAAGTAGATACAGTATCTTCTATTTTAAAGTGGGCTGAATTATTTACACCCATAGTTATAGTTCCTGAACCACCTTGAATGTACTCATCAGATGCAGAAAGAAATGATAATATGCCTGTTTGTGGTAAAGTAATATTACCTGCAAAAGTTGCATTGCCACCACTTGCAATAGTTAAATAATCAGACCCACCATTTTCATGTATTGCAAAAGAACTAGAGCTTGCTTTTAACCACCATTCAGAAGCACCACTTCTTTGAAACTCAAGCATATAATCAGAGCTTGTTGAATTTAATGTAAGTTGACCTGTAGCAGCACTAGTAAAAATACCTTTAGCAGCACCTATTGTTGAACCATTTGTCATTTGTTGTGAGTTTAAATTTAATGTTCCACCCACAGTTATACCAGAATTAAACGTAGCTTGCCCTGCATTAGCTATATCAAGATCAAGGGCAGTAATTACACCACTGCCATCACTATCGTTTCCTTTAAATAAAATATTTGTATCTGCAATACTTGCTTGTATAATAGGATTGTTACTTGCATCTTCATAAATTGATAAATATTCTGCACCACCATCTTTAAATCTTACGTGACCACCATCATCAGCATCTAAAGTAATATTGCCTGCTACATCTAAAGTAAAATTACCACTAGATAAATCTATCTCTGTGCCATCAATGGTTATGTTGTCTATAGATATACCTGAATTTGCAGTTACACCACCAGTGAAAGTAGCTCCAGATAATGGAGCATAAGTTGAAGATGCGACTGACGTACTTAAAGCACCAATGTCAGACAAAACTTCAGATGTACTTCTACCTTCAATAACATTGCC